GCTGTATGTGCATACGAGATTATTACTGACGCATAAGGTATAATAGCATGTCCTATCGTGACTACAGCTTCTTTAAAAAACTCTCTCGGCGTTGGAGACGTAAATACGGTGGGGCTATTCGTAGTAGTGCTTACGAGGGTACTCGTGGCTACAAGAAGAGTTCTAATGACGCTACATCTAATACAGGCGCTAAGAACAACTCTGGTATCTGGCACTTAGAAGAGATACACGCTTCTATCGTAGGCTATGTACCTGCAGGTGAACATATATACACTACACCGGGTACTCACACATGGACATGCCCAGCAGATATCACATCTGTGTCTGTCGTATGTGTAGGCGGTGGTGGTGGAGGTGTGTACTACACTAGTACCACCGCTACTCACAGCTACCATATGAATGGTGGTGCTGGCGGTGGTTTAGGATGGAAAAACACTGTCCCCGTTGTACCTGGACAGACTTACACAGTGGTAGTAGGTGCAGCTGGGTCAGAGGGTGTATACTCAAACAGCAGTACAGCAGGTGGTACAAGCCACTTTATCAATACATCTATTGTATCAGCTACAGGTGGTCAACCCGGTCGGTACAACACTGCAAGTATTGCTGGTGGTACTTTTACTGGTGATGGTGGTGGTGTTGGCGGCAATAGCGGTCAAGCTGGCAGTAATGGTAGTGGCTCTACTGGTGGCGGTGGTGCAGGTGGTTACACAGGTGACGGAGGACGTGGCGGCTCTCGTGGACAGACTGCAGGTGTAGGTGCAGGCGGTGCAGGTGGAGGCGGCGGCTGGTCTACCTCTCTATATAAAGGCTTTGGCGGCGGCGGTGTAGGACTCTACGGTTCAACTACCAATGGCACAGCAGGTGCAGCTAATACGCAAGCTGGTGGTGGCTCTGGTGGAGGTGCAGGCTCTTCTACACAGCATGGTGGCTACTATGGTGGAGGCGGCGGTGGTAGCTCCTCTTCTTACTCAAATACGCACACAGGCGGTAACGGTGGCACAGGTGCAGTACGTATTGTCTGGGGTGACACACGAGAGTTCCCCTCAACGAATGTAGATGAAGCAAGCAGTGATGGCAATGTTTCAACAAACTAAAGGTAAATCATAATGGCTATTAACTTCCCGGCGTCTCCCTCTAATGGAGATACACATTCGTATAGCGGTAAAACGTGGACTTACGATGGTACTGCTACTAAGTGGGAGCCTGAAGATGCTTTTAGTAGTGTCATTGCTACGGCTACTGCGTTGAACTACGTTGACGGTGTTACCTCTGCTATTCAGACACAGCTAGATGCGAAGCTAGAGACGGTAGACATTAGCAGCTACACAGGTGACGTAGACATTACAGGTGAGTTAATCGCTGACAGCTACAACGAAACATTTGTATCCCTATCAGGTACGACTCCTACTGTAGCCTGTGAAGCAGGGAATAACTTTGCATTAACGCTATCAGGAGCCACTACATTCACTTTCTCCAACCCTCCTGCTTCTGGCACTACATATGCTTTTACTTTGAAGCTGGTACAGGATGCGTCAGGAAGTGGGTATACTGTGACATGGCCTGCTAGTGTAGACTGGGCTGCAGCTACAGCACCCACGCTTACTGCTGATGCTAATGCTGTAGATGTTTTTGTCTTTATGACGCACGATGGTGGTACAACTTGGTACGGCTTCACTGCTGGTCAGGCGATGGGGTAATTTATGTCGGTTAATGTTAAAAAACTTGTGTTATCGGCATCTGGTAGTAGTTCTGGAAACCCTTACGGCGAACTGCTTACTTTTACAGGGAATCAGAACTTATACCAAGCAACTTTTGACGCTTCTGCTAATCTATATGGTTGGTTTTCTAACTCTGCCGCTTACTATAAGTTTAATGCTGGAACATACACAAGAGCTTGGGGTAAGGATCATGTATACAGTATGGAAAGGGATCGTACTGATATGGTGATAAACCACCAAGGTACACTCCTGATGACTACTCAAACATCGGCAGCTTATAATGGCGTTAGTCTGTACTCTATAAACACAAGTGACGGATCCTTGATAAATGTCCTTCAATTTAATGTTAACGCACAAAACTACAACCCTGTTCGGTGGGGTAAGTGTATTTCTCTAAATCCAGACCCGAATGGAGGGGATGCAATGTTGTTTTTCAACTGCACCTTCGATACGGGGACTACTGTTCACTGTTACTTTGACCAAAGCCAAACCTCAGTAACAAACGGTGAACGGTATATCAGTCTGTCTGGTAATACTACAAGCGAACCTATGTTAGATTTAGTTGCTACAGGAGATGCACTTGAGACACGAGTTCTTGTAGGGCAAACTAATGCTGCTGTTGGTATTAATCTGTGGGTAGCGAAAATAGGAAAAACTAATGCAAACTACGGTAACTACTACTACAATATACGACAAAGCGGAGGCGTTCAGCCTTCTGCGGGAGTAAACATAGCTAAAAACAACACTGATTCGAATAATGAGTACCTTGTGGCTGGTACAGTCAGTAATTCGAGTGGAAACCCTAGCCTCTTTATTTCGACTTTTAACACATCCTTAGACGTTAATAACTTTAAAGTTTTCAGTAAAGTTGATAGCAGTACTGACTTAAAGACAAGTTCTGGGTTCTACCTTAGGTGTCTATGTGATGAAGATGGTTATGGTTATATTGTTACAGCTGACCTATTTTCAAGTCCTACTTCCACTATAATACTGAAGGTTAAGCTGTCAGATCTATCTATTCAGTGGCAGTATCGTGTACACCATAGCACAGATGACTTTTACCCTACGACAAACTTAGTACACACGTACAACGAAAACCAAGACCTGTTTTTTGGTTCGCTGAAACACGGATTGATTTTTTCGAGAGACGGTTTACCTACGGGAACTTTTGGAGATCTCTCAGTGACGGAGACAGACCTAATAGAAGCTACAGAATTTAGTATAGATACAAAAACATCTTTAAGTGGTACGTTTAGTAACCTTTCCAATGACACACGCTCTAACGCAACAAGTATAACCACTCTTCAAGACACTACAACAGTGTCTGCTTCCTCTGCAACTCTGGAGTAAAACAAATGTACGTCAAATCAACAAACGGTAACGTAGACACATACCCCTACAACGTAGGGCAACTACGGCGTGACAACCCAAACACTTCGTTTCCCAAGAAAGTCCCTGATGAGGTACTGGCTGAGTGGGGCGTATATCCTGTCACTGTAGCAGATCAACCCACCTACGTAGAACGCACACAAGTTTGTACTCGTAATGCACAGCCTGTCTTAACTAACGGTGTCTGGACTGTAGGTTGGACTGTCACAGATAAGACACAGGAAGAAGTGCAGCAGTACGACGATAACGTGGCGCAATCTAATCGTGCTACTCGTGACGGTCTTTTGACTGCCTCTGACTGGACACAAGTAGCTGATGCACCTGTAGACGCTACAGCGTGGGCTACATATCGTCAGGCTCTACGTGACATCACTACTCACGCTAACTGGCCTCACTTATCTGAGTTAGATTGGCCTACTAAACCATAATAATCCTTGACATTCCAGCTAAAATGAGTTAAACTATGAGTGAAGTAAAGATCTCACATGATGAGTTAGAAGAAATGCTGGATCGTGCAGCAAGGCGTGGGGCTAAGGAAGCCTTGCGCTCTATCGGCTTACTTGACAATGATGCACACAAAGACATTACAGAAATGCGTAGCTTACTTGAAGCATGGCGTGATACTCGTAAATCTATCTGGACAACTGTGATAAGAATTAGCACTACGGCTGTACTTGTATTTATCGCAGGCGCTGTATGGATGAATGTAAGTAAGTAAAGGTATAGCATAATGGCTAAACGATTTGGTGGCTTTACACCACAGCAACAACAGACACTGCTTTCCAAGATGGGCTACACAGGCCCAGCGCAGCAGGATGACATTAACAAGTTCATGATGTCTAGCCCTAAAGCTTCATCTATGATGGGTAAGTACGCCCAGATGGCTAAGGCTCGTGTATCAGGTGGTCCACAGATAGCTATGCAAACAGG